TGTAAGTTAAGTTTACATCCTGCTTTGCATATTCTTTTACAATCGATGCAGGAAGTTTATGCATGTTAGTCATTGGGTCCTTAACTGTACCACCAGACCATTCTAAAGTTTTTTGTTGTAAATCGTATTTGTATTTTTCTTCATTAAGATAATCTTTTGATAATGCATCGAGTGAGTATTTAAATCTATTCTCATCAATAACAGATGCAGCTATCATGGTATCTACAATCCTACCTCTCATCATCATACCTGTAACTGCTCTTATCCAACAGACGTCATACATCGCATTGTGAAATACTTTTGTAATGTTTTCGTTTTGAAAAATCTTTTCGTTTAAGACCTTCCATATCTTATCAATTCTATCATAAGCTATATCAGTATCAGAATGGCGTAGAGGAAAGTATGCAAGATCATTTTCTGTTGCAACTGCTATACCACATACAAAACCATCATTACGGACAGCACCAGATCCTTTTGTTTTAAGATTAGGATCATAGGTTTCTATATCTATTGCGACTGTATCTATGCCTGTAAGATCTAAATCCTCTGGTGTATTACACATTATAATCCCTCTCTATAATCATTTCTATAAAATGTATTGCTTTCAATAAATCTTCCTTACCATTTTTGTCCTGATGCCTTATAATATATTTTATAGCACAACCCTCAGGATATAACAACTTATTCTCAACCACAAACTTGCTCGGCTGTATGACATACTTTTGATAGTGATTCCCACCGTGCTGCTTGTCCCAAACATTTTTCTTTTTCATCTTACTCCTAACGTATATTTACCTTGTGATGCCACAGTCCAACAATCAAATCTACCTCTGCTGTATGCAACATATTTTAATCTGAGTTGTGTAAAATAATCTTCCTGTCTTGTTGTTGTCAGATCTACAACAACATTGTCAAACGTCAGACCTTTTACGGTATGTATGTTTGCGTATTTTACTCTCACCTCTCCGTCATCATAACCGTTGTTTAGAATTTTTCTAATGTAGATTAATCTATCAGGATCTGTTTTCTTTCTTATTAATGCAAAGTCTAATTCGTTTTTTGCATTTTGTTTTAAATATTTATTTGTTATTAAGTAATCTATATTGTATTCTTTATCTACCCACTCTTCAAAAGTTTCTTCACCTTTACCGTGCACTATTACTTTGCTACCCATATATTGCCAAAAATCTTTTATCTGTTTTAA